ATGCATTACAACCTAGAAGCTCTTACAGAAAAAGTAAAAGTCCTGTTTGATTTTCATAACAAAAGAAAAAAATAACATTATGCCAAAAGGAAAAGGAACATACGGAAGTAAATTAGGTCGTCCACCCAAGAAGGGAAAAATGGGCAAAAAGGGAAAGTGTAAGTAATGCCCAAGGACGCTTGTTACAATAAAGTTAAATCCAGATACAAAGTATTTCCCAGTGCTTATGCCAGCGGAGCTATAGCCAAATGCAGAAAGGTGGGGGCTTCAAATTGGGGAAACAAAAAAGCTAACATCAAGCGCAGGAAGTAATGGCGGTTCGTAAGACAAAGGCAGGCAGTGACCTAAAAAGATGGTTCAAAGAAAAGTGGGTGGATGTCCGATCGGGAAAGCCCTGCGGACGACGCAAGGGAGAAAAGCGAGGAACGCCCTATTGCAGACCATCAAAGCGTGTAAGCAAAAAAACACCTGCCACTGCGTCGGAAATCACATCTTCTCAAAAAAAGAAAAGGGTATCTCAAAAAAAGAAACTAGGTCAACCAGCGGGAAAACCTCGCAGGGTTCAAAGCATTAAGAGAAAGAGTAAATGAGTTTAGGAAACGGCAATATACATCAAAAGGGTGAGATACCAGAAATCACAAAACTATTTAACAATAGAATTAGAGTAGTTCGTAGGTTTCAAAAATTTACTAGAGAAGATGTAGATAACTCCAACTTGGGTTCCCTTATGGGGGACTTTGGTGATCTGGATACAACTGGGGAGCAAATAGTTGGTCAGGGTTATACAAATTGCCGATTAATATCCGTAGAGGTTGACAATAGATTTAACCAACAAGCCAATGCGGATAATCCTGTTCTTGTAAAAACTTACGAAACACTGACTGACACCTTTGTCCAAATTGATGACGACCTTGAACTCACCGAGCAAAATGGACTAAAGACAGTTACAAAAGTTTTTAGGGCGAAGTCTGGGACTACGTCCACTGACGTAGTTGGAACTACGAGTTTTGAGGATTTGGTGTTGGCTTCCGTAAAGCTAGAGGACAATGGTGCTTTTGCCGAGCTAACTCAAGTTTTTTCTGAAAGAGGTATTTTAAACTTAGAAACTCCCAAGGTGGGCGGGGTTCAAAGGGTTGTAGTCACCGCTTTGGGTTTATCTGAGAGCTTAATAACAAGCGAATTAACTCAAGTAACCTCCAACCACAAATTGGTTAATCGGGTTGATCAAAACTTTAATGGATTGCAAACCGTTGTTTACACATTTGAAGTTGATGATTTTGAAGTATTTGTAACGGAGGATGGTGAGCTTACTAATGTCGTAAAAACAGAACTCAGTTCTAGCTCAATCACAAGGGGAACAATTGGGACTACAAGTATTACTGTAAGCGGTCAAAGTTTTTTATTGCAAAAAGAAGAACTTGATAACGATGGATTAATTAAAAAATCCATACAAACATTTATAAGGCTGGAGTCCGCTTCCTTTCCAGCTACACAAATATTTGAAATAGACTCCAGATACGGAGTCGGCTTACCCATTGAAAGGCAAGTAGTTGCGCCCAGCGAAGCAACTGGATCCGTTGGGGAGACAGAAAGTGTTCAAGTTGAACCCATAAATTCTTTCAGTTCTGTAAAATTTACTGCAACAAAAGCCAGCGCGGATGCAATAGCGGAACAAGTATGGTACGACAGGAGAAATGTTACTTTTCCCGCTCAGTTACAATCCGTTGTAGTTGTCGGATCAGAATCCCCAGTTGTAGTTGCGAATTATATAAACGCACCCACATCTCCCCTTAAAATAAAAACAACAAGAACTTTTCACTGGGGTACACCCCCCGAAGAAGCGGGGACCAATGAAAGAACATTTTTAGATACTCCATTTGCTGGGGCAGTAGAAATAGTTACTAGAAGCGAAAGGATCAACGAAAATAACAGCAATTCTACTAGCTCAAATACTTCCAATAGCACTAGCAACTCTACTAGCAACAATACTTCAAGTAGCACTTCTGATAGTGAAAACACTAGCAACAGCTCGTCCCAAAACAATAGCACTAGTAATTCGACAAGCAGTTCTACCAATGCTGGCTTTACTTCTTCTAGTGGAACTTCTAGTGGAACCTCAAGTGGAACATCTACAAGTTCTGGAACCTCTACAACCACATCCTCAAATAGCGGCACATCTTCGAACTCTTCAACTAACAACAGTACGGGGACATCCACAAATAGCGGATCCTCTAGTTCTAGCAACACTAGTTCTTCGACTTCTTCTGGAACCAGTTCTTCAACTAGCAAAAGTTCTTCACAAAATACCAGTGATAGTGTTGGCAATACCACCAGTAATACCACTAGCAATAGTAGTACAAATAGTACTTCTAACACTACCACTAGCGGACAAAATACTACAAATAATACTGTAGTATCCTCAAGTGATTCAAATACCACTAGCAATAGTAATAGCTCGTCCCAGAACAATAGCACCAGTCAAAGCACTAACAATTCGAATTCATTTAGTAGCGTTAATTCTGTAAGCAATACCAATAGCCGTGCTAGCATTAATGGATCGAGCAATAGCAATACTACCGTAAAAAGTAGTTCGGATACTAGTACTGACAGTACCAGCAATATTACTACTAATGTCATACTAAATAACTCATTCAACCATAGCGATACGACAGTCGGTAGTGATGTGGATAGCTTTGGCGACAACGAAACAGAGGTTAACACGACCACGCAGAGTGCAATTGACAAGCCAGTTTATGTTTCGGCAACGGAAAGAAACACTAAGGACAAAACTAGTACAGCTTTGTTGAATTCCTATAAGCGAACTGATTCAGTCTCATCTACAGATGTTACGAGCAATGGTAATAGCAATACAACAACCGACACCAACGTAAATGGGTCTTCTAATTCAAGTACAAATTCAAACATAGACTCCAATAGTAATAGTGATAGCACGAGCCAAACTACAGCTAACACCGCAAGTGATTCTAATAGTAATGGAAATTCTACTACTAGCAATAATAGTAATAGTAATTCATCCACAAACTCTACAACAAACGTCAATAGCACCAGTAATAACAATTCTAGTGTTACTAACAACGTAAATGGGTCTTCTAGCGGTACTGTAAACTCAAATACGAATTCAAGCTCGGGTGGAACGAGTAATAACAACGTAAGCTCAACATCCAATATTAGTGGAAACTCTACAAGTAATTCTACCACCATCGGTACTTCAGATAGCTCATCAAATGGCACATCAAGTGTCCAGAGCAATACTGAGTCCAGCAACAACTCAACATCCCAAAGCTCGGTATTATCCGAAAATGTATCAAGTTCCCAAGGTCAAGGCACTTCTACGAGCACCACTGAGTCCAGCACTCAGGTAACGTCCTCGGGCACATCCCAGAGTACGGGTCAATCAGAGAGTTCAAACTCGGGAACCTCTGAATCCACAAGTAGCGGAACATCGAATTCCACTGGAACTAGCTCTAATTCGGGAACAAACAACAGTACGTCTTCCAATTCTGGAACGTCTAGCTCTAGCTCTACATCCAACAACGTGGGGGAAAGCACAAGTAACGGAACCAGCAAAAATACTGGAAAAAGAATAGTTACAGTTAATTTAAAATCCTGCTTGCGTAGTGCTATTGATCTTACTATACCAAGTAATGCTGAGAGTGGCGGAAGCATTTCAATTACTGGAACATCTCCAACCGCACTTCCTTGGGGTGAATATACTGAAATATCAAGAAGATCTTCCCATTGGAGAAACGGAGTTTGGGTAAGAGAAATAGAAGAAGCTCTATTGCCGAGTCAACCATCTTAAAATGGATTCAAAAACACAGTCCAAGCCCACCTACAGAATTGAAGAAACTAGGGAGTTGCTTCCTAAGCTCGTTGATCAAGTAGTTCAATCAAATTCCTTAAATGAAAAAAATATTAAAGAAGAGATAGAGGAATTAATTTCAAATGATCCGAGTTTTGTTAGATCCATATCAAACGCAATAAACAATGTTCCTTCCGCTGGGGGAACTCTACCCATCGCAAACCAAGAGCCTGAGGGTGTAGTAAAACCCATCGAAATGCCCTTTGAGGAGGTCAGGGAAATCGGGGGAGATTTTACTGCTCCCAGTGATAGTGATAGTGATAAAATTAATGTAGGGGGTAATGTGTCGGAAGCCCCTAGTTTTTCCAATGATTCATCATCCGTTTCAACGCTGGGTGAAAGCATTAAGTCCGAAATTTACTCCCTAGCTCAATCCTTAATGAGCGAATTGCGATCCCTTGGCAACAGATCTTCAGGAGATGATACAGCCCTGAATGGCAGTCCAGAGGATATTAGGCAGTTAGCCAATGAAATGGGAAAGGGGAAGGGTCCAGATGGTGGTAATATACGTTTTGAAAGAATGGATGATGGAAACTATCAACAGTACATTGACGGGAATAAGGGAGAAGTTTTTACGGAAAATGAATTAAGGAACGCAGTGGGCGGTAGCGGTTTTGCTGGTAGTGGTTCTGATATAACTGAAAACCAAAGTTTTTTAGATAAAATTAACGAAGCAGGAAAAGGGCAAGCACCAGATGGTGGTAATATACGTTTTGAAAGAATGGCTGATGGAAATTATCAGCAATATGTTGACGGGGCGAAGGGCGAAGTTTTTACAAAAGAAGAACTACAGGAAGTCTATCAAGATCAAGAAAAAGAAAAGGAATCAGGTGAGACTGGAGATGTAAGTTCAACTCCAGATGAAGATAGAGCTGAGGATAGTTCAAAAACTTCCAAGACTTCAGATGATTCTTTTCCCGTTCCGCTTGATGTTACGGGAGAAATTTGCATAGTTGGCTTTGATAAATTTGAAATTTGGGATAAAATTAAAGAAAATCAAAGTAACTCAAAGGGATTAACCCTACAAGCCTCCGTGTCAGACCAGAGTGGCTTTCCGAGTGCAGGAAGTATAGAATTTATAGATGAATACGATCCATCTCAAACAATGGAACAACTAATGGAATTTGATGGGGCGGGCGTTAATAAAAGACAAACTAAATGGAAATTACCATTAGCCAAAAAAGATTCATCATCAGGGGGATGGGAGCCTCTATCTCAAGGCGGATATTACAACCTAAGTCTGTTTTGTGTTAATGGAGTTCCCTCTCAATACCCATTAAGAAACTTTTGATTTTTTTAAATCAAACAAACAAACAAAAATTATTAACCAAAATTAAAGATTATGTCACTAACAATCACATCAACTAAGTCGTTTTCTGGCACTGCTGGAAATTATAGCCTATCGGAAAGTTTTACTGGTAGCGCACTGTCGTCCGCAAGCGAAACTGTAAATGCTTCTTCCTCAACTGACGTAGAAATATTTGCCAACAACTCTGCTGGGGAATTAAAATTTATGGCAATCAAGTCAGACAAAGAAGGAAGTTTTACAGTCAAGGATTCCAGCGGAGCAACTCTAGGCACTTCCAAAACCCTAACTGCTGGCGTTTCCAGAGTTTTCTTTGGTACTTCTCTAACTGGAGTTGATTTTTATAATGATGCAGATATAGCATCCATAGATGTTGCAAATTCAGATACATCAGTTCAAGCCGCTGTAAGCATAGATTTACTCTATGACGCAACTCCTTAGTATTTAGCTTTTTAATATTTAAAGCATAAATTACTAATGAGTCAGAATCCGAAATTTACTACTCTAGGGAAATTTGGCTCCACTGGGCACGTCCAAAATTGCCCCTACCGTATGGATGTAACTCCAAATGGAGATGGTGATCCAAATGATGAAAATTGGACTGGGATTATTGACTATAAACCTTTGACCTTCAGGGAAGCCCATTACATTTATTGGATGATGAAAAAGGCAAGTGTTTCGGGTAACGCTTCCTTTAGTGCTAGTGCCCGTAATACGGGTGATTATGAACGAATCACAGCAAAAAGGCAACCCGATGGCTCTTATGTGACTACGGTAGCTGATTCGATGTCTGGCACTGCATCTCCCTCCTCCTCAGATTACAGTGATACGCTTCAGTTCAACTCAGACTACTATGGTAGCCAAACTGAACCCGTAGCACCCGCAAAAAGAATGTGTAGGAAGGGTAATTTCAATAAACATTATAATATGCTAGAAAACCCTAATGACTCAAACACAGATGCCGTTACAGGCAATAACGCATATGGTGGTATTAGAGCGAGCACGGGGGGCAGTATGGGCTTGTATTATTATTACGGCTATTATGTTAATGATCGCGTATCAGCGCATGTTCAAATTCCGCCTGCGAATTTTTTTGCAATGTATGATAGCGGTGAATTCAAGGGGTATGGGTTTAAAGATTTAGCGTCTTTTGATATCCATGTATCCGCGAGCGCAAATTGTCGACAACCTGTATCAAGCAGTCTAGCACCCTCATTGAACGCAGGCGTACATATGGGAGGGTTTGGGGGCATATCAAGCATAAAATACACGGATAAAAACACTATGTGGGAAGACACTCAAATAAGTTCCTCAGTAGATTTCGGGGGGTTTGATTTTTTTGCAGAAGGATTGGGCGGAAATTTTGATATTTCAAACTCTGGAAAAAGTGTTACATTCAGCTATTCGGACTCCGATAGCGACAGCGGAACGTATGATGTTAATACAATAGATTCAACAACTGGAGCGGGTATAACTTACTCGGGGGATGGTGAGTGTGAGGTTGAAGCCTCATTTGATATAACCTTTGAAGCACCTAAATACTGGGACTACCCCACTTAAACAATCAATGATATAATAAAAGGAATATTATGGCAGAACCCAGACAAAGAACCCTGAGCAAAGATCAGGAAAAATTAGCTGAAGCCGCAAGGGAAAACAGTAAAGTAAACTCATCCGTTGACGATAAATTGCTTAATCCACTTATAGCTACGGAGGTAGCCGCGGGCACAAGCAAGTTTTTAAATACCCCTAGAGACATATCTAAAATTGTCAACAGTCCCCTTGTTCAAAACACGAATAAAGCTACTAAAGCTATTTCTACTGTGGGAAGGGTTGCAAATACTTCTCCCGTAAAGATGCCAGTGGCGGGTAGTTTTTTTAGCCCTCTATTTGCGTACGCAGTAGCCAATGAAGTTACAGGTGAAGTAAGAGAAGACGGAAGGGATTTAAATACCCTAATCGGAGAAGGTATAGGGGGGGCTATAGGAAAAGCAAAATACGGAGATGGTTCTCTACCAGCTTTTTCCGCAAAAGAGCGACAAGCAATGCAAGATGGCTTGAATGTCAACAAGCCCATAATGGAAAGAACTGGACCCAGAAACCAACGCAAGAACACTGTAGTGGGCTACGAGCCACTTAGCCAAGGTGTTAAGAACGACTTGGGATTAGAGGACAAAAGAGAAATGTTTTCTCAAGAAATGGCGGACAAAAATCCCATTCGCGGAACATTTACATTGCCCGATGGAACGGTAGTTATGCAGAGAGAGGATGGCACTAGGTTCAATCCAACTCAAGAGGAACTACAAAACTTTAACAGAACAATGCAGGGGTTAAATCAGCCCTCTGTAACTGGACTAGGCGTAGGCGGAAGCGAAGGCGTAGTTGTTAATGAAGGAAACCCCAATGACCCCTATGGGTTTACTCCCCAAAAACCCGAAGTTGAGGGAACTGGCATGAGTTCCGTAGCGGACAAGATGCTAGCTGACTTCCAAAGATTCAAGGATAGCGGAAAAGAAATGACTCCAGAAATGGAACAAAAAGCCATAGATTTGGCGGCATCCGTGGGCAGGAAGTTTGATCCCGAACAGGGATATAGCAATGTATTTGAGCCAGAAATACTTGAGAAATATAATCAAAGAGTAGCTGACGGTAATTTTGATCCTAGCACTATTGAAAGACAAGAACAACCAAGCAGTCTTGACTTAGCCCTGCAAGAGCGCAGAGAATCCCAAGCGCAGAGCGACCGAAGTTTTGAAGTTAATCGGGGTCGCATGGAGGACGATCGAAGGGATCGCGAAGAAAGCGGAGGAGCTATGATTAGAGTAAATGGCGTACAAGTTCCAGCTACGAAAGAAAACAGAGAAAAAAGAGACTTAGAGAATAGGCTAAAAGAAGAAGCCAGAGATCAAGGTCTATCTGAATCTGGCGTTAGGGACTACGTTAGAGAAAAGTTAGAAGAGCAAAAGAGTGATGAGTATCAACAAGAGGTTGATCGCATTAAAGAAGAGCTGGAAATAAGCACCAAGGCGGCAGAACTAGAAAAGAAAAGGCAAGACCTACTTCCAGATGCTCCAGAAAGACCAAAGCCCAGTGAAATCAAATCATTTATTTCAAATGCAGAAGATCAGTTTGATTTGGTTTTTGATCCAGAAACATTTACATTTAACACCGTGGAAGACGGAGGGTTTTGGGGGTCTGATAAAGAACACCCCTTGAATCCAAATAGTGAGCTTTATCAAAAATTAAAGCAAGTCGAGGGCAGTGAATATTTCTTGTCGCCCCCATCGGATGTAATGAACATCATGGAGCAATCAATAGAGGACGCAAAACAGTCCTCTCTGGGATATGTGGGAGTTCAGGCGGATGATGGAAGAGTATATAATATAACTGCTGGTGGAGACATAACTCATGTTGGATACAGTGGTGAAGAAATCAAATAACTATGGCTCAGATTATTTCTGAAGAAAGCTACAATAAAGTTGTAGAAGAAACTAAAGTACCCAAAGCTAGGGTTTTGACTCCAGAGGAATACGATGCAGTAATTAAACAAGCATCTAATCCATCTGACGATGATATAACTATTGGAGATTACTTAAGAACCGTTCCAGCTACCGCTGTGGATATTACTTTGGGTGCGGGCGAGGGATTTGCTTCAGCTATAGGAGAGTTCACTGGGGACTATGATTTAGCGCGCAAGATAGGTGCGTTTAGGGAAGATGTAAACGATGCAATCATGGGCGATACTCCAGATGAGTTGCAGTCGGACTTCGCATATAAGTTATCATCGGGATTGGGTAGCACCCTGCCATATTTAGGGGCGGCTATTCTTGCCAAGAAACCATCCTTATTGGCGAAATCTGGTGTAGGTGCATTTTTCTTATCCTCTGCTGGTCAACAAGTTAGGGATGATTATCTGGCAACTCAGGGAGTCACTTCTGAAGATGCAAGCGACGAACAGATGTCGGAGTCCAACAAGGCTGGAGCCGTTGGGGCAATCCCCATTGCGCTCGCAGAAAGACTGGGAGCTGGGTTAATACTTAGACCTTTCGCAAGTGGACCCATCCCAGCAGGGAAAGTTATGGAGCGCATCACTCAATACGCTACCGCTGGAGCAGGAGAAGCACTCACGGAAGCAACGCAGTCGGGTTTAATTAATTCAATCGCTGGATATGTGAGAAAGTATGATGAGGACAGACCCATAACTCAGGGTATGGCTGAATCAGCATTAATTGGATTCTTGGTTGGTGGTGGTGTGAACGCTACTATGGACACCGTTCAAAGAAAAATTACCCAAGCCGATAGGTTAAGGGCTGGTGTAGCAAATGGAGATATAAATGCCAAGGACGTAATTGATCCAGAAATTGGCAGTAAGTTGACTGAGGTCGCCATGGATTCCAACGCTATACCCGAAGCTGACACTAGACAACAGGGTCGAATTACCGATCCAGCGGGATGGAGAAACTTTGTATCAAAAACACTTACACCCATTAGTCGTAGACTGGGTCGCGCTGGTAAGGAGGTAGTAAGAGAGTTCCGAAAATATGAAATGGATGTTGGCATAAAGACCAAGGATTTAAAGGAAAGGATATTGGACTTTCAGCAATCCATACAGAAATTAAAGAAAACAAGTCCCAAGGATTACGAAGCACTTGCCTTGGCACTGGCTAATGCAAATCAGTTTGCTACATCAATGCCCAACAGTGTTGAGAGGGATTTAAATAAGAGGCAACAAATACAGCCAGAGATGGGTTTTTCTCAAAGCGAACAACTTTTAAATGCAACAAATGTCGATGCGGGTCTCATAAATAATCAAATTGAGCAAGCAAGGAATGCTATAGAGCAAAGGGGATTAAAAACAAAAATAGAAATAATTGAGGGAGGCAACTCTTTCTATGATCCCATTGCGAACACCATAGCAATTTCCGCGGAGCAAGCGGACGGAACAACAGTTGCTCACGAATTTTTTCATGCAGTTCTAGGACAGTCCGTAAAGACTGACATAGAATTGCAGGACATGACTAGGGGAATGTTCGATAGCGTCATCAGAGCCTCCGTAGATGGGTCATCTCTAAACACACAACTAAAGAGCTTTATATCCAAATACGACGAGAACATACAGAACGAAGAATTTTTAGCCCAAACCGTAGGTGAACTAGCTCGTCAATACACTACGCTGGACTTGAACACTCAGACTAGAATTAAAATATGGGTAAACCAAGTAATGCAAGCCTTGGGAATGGGGGGAGTATTTAAACAGGCAGAGACGGATGCCGAAGTTATAGAACAGCTCAATGCGTTTTCCCGTTTTTCTGGCAACCCAGATGTTCTTACGAACAATGTAAACCCATCCTTCGTAAAACAAATGGTGGATCCCAGTGGTGAACAGGCGTTTCTTAGCCAACCAATAGAGGCTTCTAAGTTTCAACTGGCTGATTTTCAATCATTACCGAAATTAAAATTTACATCTAAATCCAAAAAATATTCTCGGATTACCGAAGAAAACAAAATTGATTTTGCTAGTCTTGTCTCCAAGCTCAAGAAGGAAGACGCAAGGGTTACCTTTTGGGCGGCTGATCAGTTCGGAAGTGGCACATATAAAGATATGGTCACTGGCAAATCCTATGATTTAGATGGAGGAATAAGTTTCCCCTTTGATAAAAGAGGGAAGAGAAAGAAATATGCGTGGGCTTCAACATCCAATGAATCCATGCGTAAGATGCTGGGGGACGCGGATTATGTATTTTTGGTTTCTGGAAAACCAGATTCCCAGCTTCTTTATAATTCTCAACTTCACAGTATATTGGCAGACAGAGCCAAGAAGCAATACGGCAGTATAGAGAATGCCTTTACCAAGATACTTGAGCTGGCGGAAGCAGAGGGAAGAAGTAACAAGTCCCTTAACACTCTTGCAAGAATACGAGACAAGGGAGCAGACCAATTCTTTTCTGAATCATCGAATACCCAGCTCGGCAATTTCTTAAAAGAATTTAAAGGACAGTCAGAGCTATCAGCGGACACAGAATACACTAGAGCCGTTGAGTCCATTATGCCAAATGCAAACGAACTACGTGACGGATTTCTCAAGGACAATGATTTCCAGTTCTTGGATATTATGGGTGTTATGCAAACCACTGGAGAAGTAGGCATAGGGGAGTCTGGTCATGGAACATACAGGGATGGAGTAATTGGAAAGTTTATAGGAATACCAGATGTCAGAGTTCAAGCCTATGATTTATTTACGGATGAGGCGAAGGCTCAATTTAAAGATCAAATGGTAAAGAATGCTGTAAATACAAGAAAGCAAGCGTTCTTTGATAAAGAGGGTGTTGAAGCCAGTCCAGAGCAAGTCGAGGAGTTTAGACTCGAAAAAGAAAATAACGCAGTTCAGTTTTTTGATAAGCCAACTAAGTATCACTCTCAGTGGACTGGGGGGACTGTGGGATACAAGAGCAGGCAAGCAAGTTCATTTATAGACCCCCTAGCTACCCAAGAAGAAGTCTTTACCCCTGCAACATCAGAGCAATTCAGGGAGGGAGCAAAGTCCCTACGAAGATATCAGAAGGGTAGAGCCACTGACGAAGAGCGCATAAGGGGTTTATCAGATGAGGGCTTAAGGGTACTACAACGCAATGGTATGGTTGAACAGTATGTAGAAGTTCGCAAAGTTCTAGAAGAATTAAAAAGCGAATACGAGACTCTTGGGCTGGATATGAATTACATAGACAACTACTTCCCTAGATTGATGCAGGATTTAGATGGATTTAAAAAGTCCATTGGTCAGACTACTGGTATCGACGAAGAAATTAGACGCTATGAAAATATGACTGGTCAAAAAATGACTGCCGTAGAGCGTCAAAAGATGTATGAGAAACTTGCTAGATCCAGAATGTATCGTTCAGGCATCTCTCAGCCAGCTAATTTAAAAGAAAGAAGAAAAGATGAGGTCAAGCAAAGTGAGTTGCAGTATTACGCGGATCCCGAGCAGGCACTTGAAGAATATGTGGATAGAATGGTAAATACCATTGAAACGAAAAAACTAATTGGTGATGCTCAGTCAGGAAAAACTCAAGGAAAAGATCAGATAGCTGGTCGCTTGGGGGTAGTGATGGATAATTTAGCCAAGCAAGGCAGATTGCGACAAGACCAAATAGATGTCGTTCAGGGGGCTGTAGCCGCTAGATTCGGACAGCATGGAAGCCAATACGGATTCGTCAAGGGTTTGAAGAATGCTGGGTATCTAGCTACAATGGGAAACACTGGATCTACCCTAACGCAGTTGGGAGACTTTTATTTTACAATGGTTCAAAATGGTTTGATCCCTACATTGAGAGCCGCAGTTGGAAGTAAAGTACTTACTGTAGAGGACTTAGGGATAGCGAAGGACTTAGTGACAGTAGAAACCAAGGACTCCAAGGGGTTCTTGGGAAAATCCGTGGATAATGTTTTTAAATTAACTGGACTAACTGCAATAGATAGGTTGGCTAAAAATACAAACATTAACGCGGCATATAAAGTAATGCAAAAGGGTGCTAAATCCAATCAAAATAGCAGAGCATATGAAAAAACCCTAAGCAGATTAAAACGAACTCAGGGCAATGACGCATATAAAACAATCGCAGATTTGAAAAGGGGAGTAAAGAGTGACTACGTTATAGAGGCTCTGTATAACGAGCTGGCTGATGTAGCACCAATTTCCCTGACTGAAATGCCAGAGAACTACTCCAATAACCCAAATTTAAGAATACTCTACAGTTTAAAATCCTATACAATTAAACAATTTAATTTCGTAAGAGAGCGTTCTTTTTCTAAAATAACAGAGGGCGTTGCTACTGGAGATGCCTCAAAGTTTGCTCAGGGGAGCGTAGAGTTAATGAGAATACTGGCTTTCGGGGCACTGGCAAATGGATCCGCTGATGTATTGAAAGCGATATTGTTTAACCGAGAAATCGATGAAGAGGACTTCTGGTGGAATCATGTGCTCAGGATGTTTGGTATAACCAAATATACTACAGTAAAAGCCAGAAAAGAAGGTTTGGGGTCAGCGATCAGGGACAGTATATTGCCGCCTCAATTTAGCATTCTTGATGATATATACAGGGATGTTGCCAAGGGCGCATCCGAAGACGGGATAGATGCAAACGAAATGCGAAGCATGAAGTATATGCCCATCGTTGGAAAGCTATACTACTGGAGAGAGGGCAAGGGAGTTCAGGTAGAAGAAAAACTATCTAGGCTCAGAGGAAAAGATTAGAATCAACATCTAACTTTATTTCCTTCTTCATTAACATATACGGTATTTTGTATAAATCCTCGGGATGAATTTTTGTAAGAAGGTCATCTCGACCATATTTCTTTCTAGTGTACATCTTATACATACACTCCTTGGGGGAATCAACCATGCACTCCTTATCAACCAAGTCGTCAACTAAACTTATTAGGTCAAATTTTTTAACTACCACGAAGAACTCTTCTCTTTCAAAAGCAAAATGAGTTGCGTCCCCGTATAACCACCCATCATAGCCCTTAATATTTTTAAACTCCACCCATAGAGTATTTGGATCCTTTATGGATTTAACATCCACTGTCATCCCAAAATTGCATCGGAAATCGATGTGATCGAACTGACCATTATCAACATCGGTAAACTTTATATTAGCACCAAAAAATGAATCCAAAGATTTTTTAAAAATATTTTCCGCATTGGCTCCCTGCTTACTAGCTCTACCAGTTCGATCATATTCATTCCTATACATAAAAAATGCCTTACCCCCAACTCATTGAGGGTAAGGACTTAGTGATATCGGAGTTAATAAAGGAGAGGCAACGAAAAAACCCCACCTTCCAGCGATTGCTCAACTGGATTACCGATAAATTATCCATTCCTAGAACGATTTTTTTTCTTTGATTGAACGCGAAGGTTTTTCCTAGAGCTATTCAGAGGATTGCGGTCTTTGTGATCTACATCCTTGCCCCTCAGTTTAGACTTGCCGACAGCCTTTACCATCTTCCGTCTGGACTTTTTGCGAGCATCATTTCTTTTCCGTTGCTCTGGTTTGCTCTGGTAGTTATCGTATTCTTTTCTGTAGTTCCTAGGCATAGGCTAGAATTATAACACAAATTGTTTAAAATTTGCAAGTTATGTAGATTTAGTTAATTATTCCTTCTCCACATCGTTAGTAAGGATTCGCTCTTGTAGCCTAGCTATTTTGTTTTTCATCTTCTCAATATCGTGATTGAGAGTTTCGTTTTGTTTAGTTAGGGCATCGCAAGCCTTGGTCATTGCGTTGAGTCCCCTTACGAGAACCTGCTCGGTGTCTGGCTTGAATAGCGGTGTTGAGTTTTTTTGCGACATATTATATTATTTTTATTGGTTAATTATTGAAATCTTCCTATGGAGTTTACGAATTTAAAGGTTCCTTTTAGGTCTCTTTCTCCTTCGCGATTCTTGGCGACATTGTAATCCATTGCAAGGTAAGGAACGCCATTTGGATCAACGTCCCTACAATGATCTACGTCTCCTCCTCTGGGATACATCAAAACAACTATATCCGCGTCGTTTTCTATATCTCCAGAGTCCTTCAAATCATATAGGACTAGACCAGAATCCCGCATAGCACCAGTTCTATTTATCTGAGCGAGAAGAATTACCACAACATCCAGTTCCATTGCCATTTGTTTGATTCCGTGGGACGCTTGAGAAATCCCCTCGTGCTTACTGAGATTCGGATTGAATGGTATAAGTTGTAAATAATCTACGACAATAATTTTTACACCATGCCTTCGCTTTAACCGCCTAGCTTTGGATCTTAAATCGTCAATGTTTCTTACAGTGTGCTCAGTATATATGGGCGCATCAGCTATTTTCGTAATAGCTTCATTCACCTTATCCGTCTCTTCCTCCGTAGCCACCCCGTCGCTTACCTTGGATAAGTTTACAGCGGACGATGTTTGAGCCATTCTTTTGGTTAATTGATTGGCGGGCATTTCAAAAGAAAATATCGCAGAAGGTATGTCATTAGTTATAGATGATCTAAGAACAAAGTTCAAAGCCAATTGAGATTTTCCGCAGGAAGTTGGAGCCGCAATAACGCAGACCTCGCCCGCACCTATACCCCCTTCATCTAACTTTGCATCCAAGTGATCTATCCCAGTGGGAACCTTTTTTGAAACATAGGTTCCGTCGCGCATACTATTTAATCTAGCCCGCAATTCCTCTGCCGCGTGAGAAAGTGTTTCCTTTGACGTATCCAAGGAATCCATTATCTTCCTTATCTCAGATTCACTCTTGGTAGCGACCTCCGTGGGAAGTTGATTCTCCTCCAAGCATTCAAGCTGATATCTATAGTGCCTAGATAAATTTCTGGACTGGCTATGTTTTTTTACAATCTCCGCTGAATTAATGCCAGACAAAGGAGTCTGAGGACTGCTCATTATTTTAAATATATGAGGCATCCCACCCACGGCATCCAATTTATTACTTGATCTCAACTCATCGCTAAGAGTAACCTCATCTATTGGAGTTTTTTTATTAACCAGATTGCCGATTGCCTTCCACATCTCTCTGTTGGTCTGACTGTAGAAATCGCTTTCGGATATAATTCTAGATATATCATCAAACACATAACCATCGCTTTCGGCTACGGCACTGGAAATTACGCTCATTTCCGCCTCGGAGCAATAAAAGTCTTGGCGTTTAACTGTTTGGTCTTGTAAGTCCATTAACATAAATCCCCCTCTTCGATCCTCTTGGCTTTAGCCTTATGCTTGGCTCTTAAATTTTGAACAGTTGTTGTGGGTATATCATAATACATACCGATGATCCAAGCGGGTATGTCTAAATCGGACAAGATCACTTTTCTCATTGCTTCAGTAATTTCTGTGTATCTCTGCTTGGCTTGAGTTTCCATAAACTCCTCAAAGCTCATCACTCTGATTAAGTTATTATCCTTAGCCCACTGCACATCCCTCTTAGCAAATCTAGGAAAATCCCTCTGGGACTTCTTATCCTCATCACCCGCAAATCCATTTACTCTAGCTCTTTTATATCTATCAATGTAATCCATAATTTTATATATCGTTAAGTTCTTCTGGGAGGGTTCCGTTGTCAATCATTTCTTTGGTTTTTTGCCAACAAGCGATGTTCCAGAGAACGGCTCCGAAGTGATCTTCGTTAACCTGCCCGTCGCGCAATGCCCATAAATGCCTGTTAGCGGCATCACAATATCTAGATAGCGGAATACCCTTCAGCCAATTATCTCTTCCGTATTTAGTCGCTCCGTCTTCAAATCTTTTGGCTATTGATCTAAGCGCGCAAGTGGGAATCAAAGATGGAAGACCTTTGCCTTCCATTGCATCCCTTACTGCTCCAGTTTCAAAATTCGACATACTCCCACTGGAGGGGAGCACACATTTTTTATTATCTTCCATTTTTATATTTATTTAAAAAAAGGGGGAGAACGAGAATAACACAAACTCGCCCCCCCCCCAATAACCAATGAACAATGAACAACTATTTATTAAAATGGTTCTTCTGATTTGACTGCTTCTTTAGCAACCGCCTCTTTTACCTTAACGGACAAGGAATAAAAAGGTACGCCCTTCTTGGACTCCTTCTTCCACGCATTAATGAAGAAGTCTTTACCCTCTACATTGATAGTGCCACCCAAATCTGGATGGGTATCCTTTTCCTTGCGATTGTTTTTAAACATCGCACCCCTATTGGTATTGTCATACTCTTGAGTTGAATTACTCACTTTTACCTCCCTTATATTAGTTCGTTATTATTTGTAGCTACCTTCTTGGTAACTGGAGAATTTTTTCCATGCTTGTTAGTTTTATCTGGATCAAGCGAGGAATCCGAAATGCAAAGTAAATTGCCCAATGCTCTTTTAAGGCTGTAAGATGCAGAGCTACCTGTGATTTGAGCTTCATCCATACCGCGCTTTGTTTCTGGCTCCCGAGCGAATCCCACTGCACTAGCAAGATTTTCAGTGCCCTTAATTAAAGCAACGGTTGTTTTAAGATAAACTCTATCTTCGTAAACCGCTATCTCATCCCCAGATAAAAGGGCAACTTCGTATTTAGCCAAGATGGGCTTGACTGCTTCCAAAATACTTTCGGCACTACGATAAGTGTAGTTACCAAAATTATTGCGTTGATCCTTGGGGGCTTTGAGTTCCGATTGGATCAGTTGTAGCAGGTTTTCCTGCTTTGGTTTTTTATTTTCTTCCATAATTATTGATTAGTAATTAATTTACGATACAAATCTGTGCGTTTTTTTGAGTTAGTGCAAGCTTTTATTTCACTTTTTTTTGCTCCTAGCTTCTTTAATGCAAACACTTGATCATTAACAACTAAGCGACCAAATCGTCCAGATAATTGCTTGAGACCCACGGGATGAAGAACATTTGTGCATTCTTTTTCCAGATAATCTGCCATGTTTCTAAGGATAGTTGGAAGGCTTTCGGAGGAACTTGTCCCAAATCTTCGGAAGCTATTTTCCACACGACCCAAGAACGTGTTGCCCTCCATGGATACCACACCTCTGACCATGCCAGTTTTGTGATCATGATCCACACAGGGCTTAAAGCATCCAGTCTGCATTATTGGACACTCCTTCGGTTGATTCTTTTTTCGGTATTGGGCTAATTGGGAATATTTTAGATACGTCATAATCTTCAGTGTTTAATACGCGAATCCTCATTCCACGTTTAGTTGTAAGTGTGTTTTGATTTTTTTTCTTACTTTTGCCAAAGGCAAATTTAAAAGCAGTTTTTTCATCCTTCGCTATTTTCCAACAGCAATAAGTTGAATCTGAATCATCATCAAGATGTTTGTATGTAAACAAATACGCATTCATCGTGGGTTCATAAAATCCATCCAATATATTTCAGCAGTGAGCTTAAAACGCTCTATACCTTTTTGCATTTGTTTCCAAGTCCACTCCTTGTGGTAATGTTTTTTGCTTCCAATGTCTATGCACACACTTGTAATCCAAGGGAGATACTCTAAGTCCCACATTCTAGCTAGCATCCAACTTTCTATAGCTAACTGAGTGCAGTCTTTTTTTTCATAGAACTTACCTCCCCTGCCCTTGCAGTCCCTACACTTGTAGTCAGCCATGAAATATTTTCCGTCTGGCATTTTGCCCACGAAGTCCACGCTACCTGCTACCTGTATTTCTGGATCCCAAGCAACCATCTCTGCCTTGATGGGTTCGATCTTATTATCCACTAGGAACTTAATGAAGGGTTCAGCCCAAGAGTCCCAATCGGTGTCCATAGTTGGAGTCCTCCCCTCTATCATATCATTCACATGGATTTCTAATCTATTGTGAACGGATGTGCCAAATTCAGACGCAGTTATTTCAGAGCCATCCACGGGGGATTCCCTCATTCCAAACTTGCGCCTAAATATTTCATCCATGTCCCATTCTTCTTCTGCTCTGGCTAATTCAACAAACTTGTTGGGAGTCCAGATTCCGTCCAAGAATGGATCCTTAATTATTCCCATAACAGTTGTGACTGAGGGAAACGCATTTATTTTCTTGGCTTGGGAAGGAGTGTTGGCATTGGTCAAGAAGGGTTCATCCTTGCAGTCGTAGAAATGGCTCACCTTGATGCCCTTTCCGCTATGCCATTTTTCAAGTAAGACTTTTCTGCCTGTAGCTTATGACGTTGCTCTTGCATTCTATCTATCTTGTGAGAAAGGATTCTGGATTCTGTGCGAATCATTTCAATCCTTGTTTGTGCTCTTTCGATTAGGTCTTCTATTTTTTCTTTTTTTTCCATAATTAAAAAGGATCCGTTGTTATAATATTATTATCTAATGGTATTGGTGTTGCAGTTTTGCAATTGGTTATCGCAGTTTTGTAATTGGGTTTTACAGAATTGCGAATGGCTTTTTTCCAGTAGGAACTCGCCTTTGCTTCACGCATGGAATCATTTGAAAGAGAATACCAACGAGTCTTATCATAAGCTCTTCTATTGAACGAGTTAGAAACCAAAGCACCCTTCTTTTCGAGAGACTTGAGTGACCTCCATACCTGTTCATAAGAAAAGCATTTGAAAGTGCTTCTCCAACCTTCTCTTGAGTTAAATGTCCAGTGCTTCCCCAAGTGAAGATTTCTTCCATCCTTCTCATTGAGAAGAACATAGAATATAATCTTGTGAAGCACGATGGCTTCCTTGAGTCCGTATCTGGATGCGTGATCTTCATCGAACATTTGCATTGTCTTTTTCTTCTTCTCGGTTATGGCAGTCCATATCCATAAGAAACCATATGCCCTCCACGATACTTTTACCATCCAACCAAGGGAACTTGGCTAGCTCTTGCTCTGCGGAAAACTTTCCCACTCTTCGTGTGTAATGGATCTCTCCATCACCCTCGACAGGGAGTCCCATTGTGTGCCAAGATATTTGATTATCTATGATGAAGTCCACAACTTCCTCAGCGGAATATGTCTTTGCAGTAATCATTTTTTGATAGCTTCCCATTATGATTCAACCACTTCCTCAATGGCGTTTGTGATTGAATACCAGTTTATTCCGAACTCAGCGTCGTGCTCGCTCTCCAAGAATCTCAATACTTCTCTAGCTTGCTCAACTGTTATAGATTTGCCCATGCCTTCTTCAGCGTGAGACACAACATCCTCCGTAGTCCATACAACATCGCATACGTCAGGATCCCCTGATTGAAAGAATCTTGGAGTCCTCTCGACAACTTGCATTGCGGATGTTATCTCTTTCTGGAGTATATCGCAATCCTTGGCTTGGTGATCAAGCTCTTGCAATATTGAGTATGCGTTTTGATTTGTTATTTTCATTTTTATTCCTTTTTTATTTTGTTATTATTTATGAGAAATTGTATCTCCAAGTTGCATTTAAGTCTGGAGCAAAAAACTCTTCAATGCCTCGGTTGTTATCATATACTGTAACTATATCTCCGATGTTACCCTCGTTGACATTATCGGCTAAGTCCTGCCTATCCTTCTCAAACATTTCCCAAGAGGATTCACATGGGTAAACTGTCCCAAGATTCACGGCTTGGGCGAGCGGGTATTCATTGCGTTTATCTTTCATATGTGCCTAGGTTTGCAGTTTTGCAATTGGGTGTCAAGGGTTTTGTGTAAAAATGTTAGGAGCGGAGTTTGTCCATAGTAGGGGATCGCAGATTTTTTGGGGGCGGGCACAAAAAAAGCCCACACCCCGAAGAGTGTGAGCTGTGAGCTGTGATTAAGTGAAAGAGCAAACGCTGACCATGGATAAGTGTTTCCATTCGTCTTCGTTAACATCTTCATATAGATCGACCTGTAAGTTTTTATACTGTCTAGCCAATTTAATTTGAGTTTTTTCGGATTCCTTCAGAGAATTGGAGCGAACAACTTTATTCCCTCCATGATTTACAGTAACTATATATTTATATTTCATTGGTTTTATTTTTATTTGTAGAAGATATGTCTGCCTATCTTAGAAGTGATCTTCATGTGTTTATTCCAGTATGGGTTGCAGTAATCTGCATGGTAGTGGTCTGCGCCATCAGTGAAGTTGGTTGCAGTGTCCATAGTGATTAGAAAAGCCTCACCCCATTTGGGATGAGACTTGGCTTTGGCTATCTGTCTGGCTATCTGCACACCATTCCAACATGAGAATTGGTATGGCTGAAGACAAACGTCGCGCTTGGACATCTTGCGCTTGGATGATCGATTAACGATTACCTCGTGCACTGCTTCCATGGCTCCCGCAGAGGATTCGCCACCCGCTTCCAATATAATGGTAGCGATGACGATCTCTGATGAAGTCTGAGCTGGTGATATAAGAACTGATGCCAGCAGTAGAATCGCGCAGTAGATTACTATTTCAATATAATGATCCATTGTATTAATCCTTTAGAACCTCTCGCATAAGTCTGCGAGCTAGCTCAGTTGCATCCTGTGCGATCACACTGCGAGCAAAGTGATCATTCATGCGTCTGCGACCATGATCCAGATAGCGGTCATTGGGTTCGATGTAGGTCGCAATCGTGTTCAGACCCATGTTGCGATATTGCTGAATATCAATGTCTCTATCATTCAAGCAGGAGTCAGTGAAGACCACTGAAGTTGTGCATCGTTTGATTACTGGCATCCATCGCTTGAAGCAGTCCATGATACCCTCGCCACATCCATCTACCTCTAAGCAATTGATCCACTCATTTGACTGATTGGTAATGCGCTTGGATACATTGCGACCAGAGCGATGATCGACTTGAGTAAGCAGGATTTCAAGATCAATCTTGTTTTGCTTGGCTAGTTGTCTGAATGCTAGGATGAACTCCTTGCCACCATGCACTCCATATGTGTCTTGCATCGATCCACTTGTGTCCACAATGAGCGCAACACTGCGCTTGCCGTTTGTGCGTCCACGATTTAAGAATGATCGCTCACTACCTTGCATCGCTTGACTGGCGTGCAGTCTATTGCCATTTGATGATAAGCGATTCTTTACGACCTTTGCATTCTGAATCACTGCGTCCATTGCTCTAGCGATTCTGGATATCTGCGAATCATTCATGCTCCTCGTTTCCTGTCCCCAAGTTTTTCGCTCTTGATGCGGCATGGTATCATCTCCTGCTTGAGGAGTGGGTTCAGTGTCCCCAGAATTATCATTGGGATCAGCTTTGCCATTGATTGTAGTGTCGTGCGTTTCCTTGGGCACTTCTTTTCCAAAGATTGCGATCCACTCCATGAGCACTGGAATCAAATCCATCGAAGTCTGGCAAGCGATTGCTCTGCGATAGAAGTCTAGGATGACCAGTCTGGTCTTCTTGTCTTTACCCTTGTATCGCACTTCATCTGCGCCTGTCCACTTGGGCACATATGCACTAGCCTGCTTTTTGATACCTGCTTCATTGGTTTTGATCGCCCATAGTAGCGAGCTTGCGACATTGTATCGCTCTGCTACATCTTGGAAGTTTACCCATCTGAATGCGCCATCTCCATCGATGCGAGTTGCGCTATCGAATTCAATGCGAGCATCTTCAAATAGATTCCATAAGCGAAAAGGAATTCCATTTGTAGCGCAAGCATCGCTCACATTGTTAGTGCGATCAGTGCAGATGCCATGCTCTGTCTCATGGCGAATCACTGCTTGAATGAATAACTTCATCTTGCGCTCGCAAGCATTGGTAGACGCATTTGCAATCTTCCCAAGCGATGTTCCGCACTTGATGTGGTGTTTATCCTTTGCATGATCGAATGACCAACAAGCAGTGGGTATCGTGCTGTCCACTTCCCAGATCAGACTCTTGCCTGTGACCTTCATCATCCGTTTGAGAACGCCACCTTTTTGCGTAGCGGTAATGTTGCGCTTGCAGAAGCGAAACGCTTTTTCGATTACTGTTCTTATATTCATTGGTTTACTTTCTATTTGGTTATTAATTTATGCAAGGATTCCTGCGAGTTGCTTCACTCCATTCTCACTGTCTTCGATGATATCCCCAGTGTCAGAATTCCACATGAGCATTCCATCAGTGCCATTCTGAACGATCCAATCGCGCACACTTGCATCAGTTGCATCCTTTGCATGTCTGCATCCGCGAACCAAATCTCTGATACTGAACGGCTTCTGCAATTGACCAGTGCCGAACATCTTTCTGGATTCTCCCATGGCTTCAGCAAATCGCTCTGCAAGTTGCTCTTCATCTGCGATTCCGTATTTACCTGCGACACCCTCAGCGATTGCTTTGATTGTGTCTTTACTGTAGCGAACATGCTTGAACAAGAAACGATCCATGAATGCCTCTGGTGGTTGAATGCTCGACAGATTGGTAGCGCACACAATGTGCAGATTGTCTGCGTTGCATTCCAACTGCTCCAGAACGCCATCCTCGTTTTGCTTGGTAGTAAGCTTGTAGACCAATTGACCAGACGCATCTGGTTGTGGAGCTAAGAATGCGAGCATGGCTTCCATGGTCACAGGAGACATTCTGAAGACTTCATCCATAAAGAATAAAGTGCTCTTGCCTTCACTTGCAGAGCGCACTGCTTGCGTCAGCAGACCATCGGTAGTAATGAATCCACCTTCCTTTTTCGGTGTGCAGTTTCCAAGCAACATAGACCATTCGTCCATGTCCCCAGAGCATCCATGAGTAATGAATTCATCGTAGGATTCGCCCAGTAATGTAACACTGTAGGATTTGCCGTAGGATGGTGGAGCACTGACGCAGAGCATCGTAGGATTATCTTTTCCTGCTTCGTAGTATGGCGCAATCAAATCCAATATTGGCGTAGTGCCAGACGCAATTGCAGATGCCAGTGGCAATCGATTGGTCGTGCTTGGAGCCATGGCTTCAGCGATCTTCTCTAGTGTTTCAGACAGTGGCGATAGATTGTCCACTCTCTCATTCAACTTCTCCATGCTTGGTAGAACGTCTGCATTCAGCACATCGCGCACTATTTCCTGCACTTGGTCTGAATCGATGTTTGTCTTTCCACCCAGTAATATGTTGAGTGCTTCCTCTTTGCTTATGTTATTCATTGGTATGTATTTATATATGTGTTATTAATTGCTGATGGTCTCATCAGTGATGCAGATAGCATCAGACAGGCATTGCCTGTTTCGACCTTGTTATACACCTTGGTATCGGCTAGCTGACTTTCTCACCCTCTCCACTTCAGTGCTTGGATTCCATCCCTCAACATGGGATTCGTGATTCATTTCATCAATGCAACAGGATGCGGTATTATCCCAACGTCGAGTGAACACAGAGTGGTATCTCCATCCATCACCCATCGCTGAATGACAGAAACTTACATCTGCTCTTTTCGTGCTGAAGTCTGAGATGTCGACCACTTGGTAGCCTAAGATGGATAGTTGCTTGATTCTAGCATTAATGGCGTTAAGCATTTCGTTTGTTTTGGTCATTGGTATGTATCTATATGGTTGTTAATGGCTTGTATCATCAGTGACATGGTAGCCATCCATGCCATACGCATTCGCGTTTCAACGTCTTGCCAGTATCCAACACTGGCTCAGTGCATCCACCATCTGGGCTCCAGTTGTCATGGCATACTCTGCTCGACTGGCACTTAGGATTCAACACTCGCATCCATCGGCACTCGCACTGGGTAGTGGTCAGAGTGGAACGGATGACTAACTGCATCAGCATGGTGATGTCTAACTGAACCGACTGTCTGCTGACTGGCGAATCATCCCTGCACATCCATGTCTGTGTGGGAAGCATCGCTCAGTGTAATCACTGACTGCATCGGTGAGTGTAATTGCAACACTCAATTAAAGAACGACCTACAGTCTGGTAAATATTTCGCCATATGTAAAGGATAATCGTATAGCCTATAGGGTTGTCCATAGTTTTGATATTCAACGACTTACGTAATCAACACAGATATAAATACTGGGAATTCTACCCAATCTGCTACCATTAATAGCATACCTACCACCCTACCCACCCACCCATACCTCACCCTATACCCATCTCCCCAGTGCAGTATATATATACCACTCATGCGTGTGCACATGGCGGTAATGGACGAGAGGATGTCCACAGTAGTTGCTGAACACCAAGGACTTAGGGCATTTTGAGTATAAGGGGGGAGGGGGTCAAGCTTTGTTGTCTTTATTTTTTTTATATATATATAAGACACCCCTTAAAAAAATTGATCATTCATTGCGCCTTGACAACTCATGAATTTCATTGCACATAGGTTCCATGCTGGATAATTACGAGTTAAAGTTCGCGGGTTTTATGATTATCGTTGCCCTTATTATTATTATTATAATGTATGTATAATGGTATAGGTGTTGCAAAATTGCAATTGGTTATTGCAAAACTGCAATTGGGTTTACGGTAAAGCCAATTACAAAATTGCAAATGGGTTTAAGAAAACATGAGTGCTGTTGAAGAGAAAGATCAGTTAATGCAAAGCATATCCAATGCTATTGTAGAAATTCAGCGCACAAAGGAAGCCGACAGGATTAAAAGCCTATCTAGGCACAATCCAGAAAAGGTAGCTAAAATACTCTATCTACACGCTCTGGGCTGTTCGCAGACAAATATGATCCGCAGGCACTCAATGTCCAGAAGCACAGTCGTGCAGGTGCTAGCGGACTACGCGGATTATACAAACTCCTTCAGGGAGCTAGGAGGACAGCTAGCGGCTAGGAGCTACATCAACTTGGAATCCCTAGAGGAAGACATGATTGATGCCCTTAGAATTAAACTAGAGGGTGGCTACGAGCCAGAGTTCAGGGATTTAAAGGAAATATCCATTGCTAAGGCAAACTCCCAGAGGCAGGCTATGACAGCCAGAGGCGAAGCATCCCAAGTAGTGGATGTAAATAATACATATACAGTTGATGACTTCAATGAAACATTATTAGCCGCTAGAAATCGCATAAAAAAAATAAAAGAGGAATCCATCGAAGCCCAAGTAGTAGAGGAAGGGGACTCAAGTGGACGAGGAAATTCTATCTAAGCTAAAAGAAATACTTGGTGAACATTACCCAAATTACTGCATTATCGTTCTGGATCAAGAGGGCGAGGTTCAGTCCGAATACACAACGGTATCCGTAGCCCGAATGCTACTCAGGGAAGCATCCTTGGATTTCAGGGATGATAATGTAGAAGTTATTTGGGACGAAGAAGGTTAAATGATAAACAGAGAATTAAAAAAACTTATAATATTGCCCCCAAAAACTGGAACCGTTTCTTTTGAAAGCGTTTTTAAAAGACCCTTTTGCGGTTACGAAGCTTACGAAAGGTATTCTTTACTTAGAATCCATATGTATATTGAGGAAGCCATCGAACACCATAGCATACATGACATAGAAAATTGGACAATATACCAAACAGCTAGAAATCCAATGGATAGAGTCCCCTCCGCTTTTTTTCATCAAAAAAAGATGGTAAATAAGAATCGCGAACCAGTTAGTGTAGATTTTGAATACTTTGTAGAATACTTAAATGAAAACAGACATATACTAACAAAGGAAGGAAAAAAAATCTTTAAATTTTATGGACCCCAGAACGATAAAAATATTCCAAAAAAAACCAATAATGGGGGTCTTCGCTTTTATATACCACAGACTTTTTGGGCTGACCCAACTAAATATAATGTAAAGTATATTAAGCTAGGAGAAGATAACTCCCAATTGTATGCAGATATGGGATTACCCGAGGATTTAGAACTACCCCACTGGAACCATGGAAAAAACGGCAAAAATGGGTATGAATATCTCCATACGGACAAAACAAAGGAAATAATTAAGTCCTTGTACAAAGAGGATTTCTTAAAAATAAATTATGAGTAATCCCAGAGAAATTTATAACGCAAAAGAGCGTTTACCTTTTGAAATTAGAGAAATAGGCAAGTATGAACCCAAGGATCTAGTAGAAAAATTAAACAATATGGATTCCAGCTCATGGTTGGAAGAATCGTGGAGGGCAAAAAAATTTAAAGTTCATTCCAATACCCAAGCTTTAAATATTTTCTGGGATCAGGGATGTTTAAAGGAAGATAGGCGCGGAAAGAAACACGAAAAAAATTACAATTCTTTGGGTTTTGAACAAGTTTTGAAGGATTTAAAGCCCTTATACGAAAAAGAATTTGGAAGTGGAGAATTTTACAGGGTTCTTATTACTAGATTGAATCCTCTCTCAAGCATACCTCCGCACTGCGACGGGGGTGCTTCTTTAATGAAGGCAAGAAGAACGCACATTCCTTTGATTACTAGTAAAAATGTTGAATTCAGGGTTGGTGAAAATTTGAATTCCATACACTTAGAGGTAGGGAAAGTCTACGAATTAAACAATGCTAGGAAGCATTCAGTATTTAATCCCACAAAGGAATTTAGAATTCATCTAATTATAGATTGGTTGCAGGACAAGGGCTTTTGGTTAAAAGAAGAATAATGGAACTCACCTTTACTCCACATCCGCTCATAGAAGCCCCTACGGACGAAGAGATTGTTCTCTTAGGGGAAAGTGACCCCGAAGCCCTTCAAGAGCTTTATAGGGTGCGTGAGGGCGTTATAAGGGCATCACAGGAGGATCCCCTTCGCCATGGATTTGATCTAGAGGGTTGGGGAAGAATTAGGGAGGGCTTAAAGGAATACAACGAAGTTTTAGCCCTAGGGGGCAACAGATCGGGAAAAACAACGGGGTGTGCAAAGCTAGTAATGGAAGCCGTTACAAAAAACTCAGATGGACACATCGTTTGCTTTAGCCAGAATGCAGACACCTCCGTCAAGGTTCAGCAAGCCGCAGTATGGGAAATGATGCCCAAGGAGTTTAAGAAAAAGACCAAGAGCATAGAGGGCTACATTAACTTCAGTATGCAAAATGGGTTCACTGGTAGTTCTTTTATTTTCCCAGACACCAAAACCCGAGTGGATTTCAAAACATATACCCAGTTTTCCAACAACCAAACCATCTTAGAGGGCTTTGAGTTTGGGTTCAAGGGAAACCCAGAGTTAAACATAGGTAGCTGGCTTGACGAGTATCTGGGGGATGCGGCACTAGTAAATACCCTCCGTTTTCGATTAGCCACTAGAAATTCAAAAATGCTACTGGGTTTTACGCCCATTGACGGATTTACGCCCTTCGTAGCAGAATACCAAAAAAATGCAAGGACACTGGCTACAAAGCCCGCAGAACTCCTAAGAAATGAAGAGGTTCCCGTAATTCAGTATGCGCCCTCCAGAGATGCCGCTGTTGTTTATTTGCACTCTGACGAAAACCCCTTTGGGGGATACGAGCGTATTAAAAAGGACTTAATAGATCGACCAGACGAGGAAATCATGGTCCGCGCATATGGCATCCCAGTAAAAAGCATTACCTCACTCCTACCCCTTTTCTCTACAGAAGTTCAAGTTCTGGGAGAAGAAGAGAACTCCGAGGGATGGACTTTTCCAGATGTTACTGGGGATGACTTTACGCACTATCAAGTAGTTGACCCCGCGGGAGCCAGAAACTTTTGTGCCCTTTGGGCTTCAGTCAACGCACAGGGCGAAGTATTTATTTCAAAGGAGTTCCCAGAGAGATCACAATACGGGGAATGGGCTTTATTTGGAGAAAAATGGAAGTATGGTCCAGCTTCCAAAAAAATAGGATACGATATACAGGGGTACTGTGCTCTATTTGATGAAATAGAAGAAGAACTGGGCATTGAGGTATTTGAGCGCATAGGGGACTCTAGGTACTTTGCTAGAGAAAATGAAAACAATTTAGACTTATTTGCTTCTTTCTCTGAGTACGGATATGACTTTGTTCCCTCGGATGGCAGGAGGGAAGTAGTGGGCATTCAGGCACTTGATGACTGGTTTTCTTATAATCCAAACTACGAGCTGGATGATGCCAATAAGCCCCAGTGTTTTATACACGAATCCTGTGAGAATTTAATAGACAGTCTTATAAATTACAATGCTCAAGGAAAATCCGACGAAGCACTCAAGGACTTCTTTGATTTAATTAGGTATTTGCGAATGGCAAATTCTGGAGATGGACCAATACACTACACGGACGCTGACTTTGAGCAGGTTCGATTAACAGGGGGATATTAATGAAAGCAAAAGAACTAGCAGAAAAATACGGGGTTACTCCCATGCAAATAGGTAAAATACGCAAAGAAGTTTGCAGTGAAGAAGATTATTGCACGAAAACCAGAGAAATATCAAATTTTGGAGTATCAAAGATTGACGAGTATTTTAAAAAGAAGGACGACGCAATTATTGAACCCAAATTCGTTAGGGTTCAAATTTTAACTCCAACGCCAAATCCGTTGTTCTGGTATTGCAAATTATTAGAAAAACCCGTTAGAAAAGTTACGGTTAATGTTCCCCATACGCATAGGGGGTTAATGAGACGGAACTTAATATTCAAAGCCCAAGTAATAAATAAGGGTGGAGAAGATTTTTATAGACATGAAATAATCTATCAGCGTGAAATCATCAGACAAGAAAGAATTAAGAAAGTTTATTAGCAGACACTCAAGTGCATTTGTTGATTGGGAAATCCTTCATAGAACCTACAAGGACTCAATGGACGAAATCCCCTTGGATAACTTTTTGGATCTAATCGGAAGAGATAGACTGTGGTATAATACTTTTTTAAATAACATTAAAGTCAGGTTGAAAAAATAAAAACAACTGTGATATAATCCCAACTCCATGGAAGATAAAGAGCTAGAAGCATATTATGTTACCTCTGAGCCAAATATAAACGAACTGAAAAGCGACTACGAATCCGATGTTACGGATTTGTCCGCTTATGTTTCCCAGTGTCAAGATAGCTATGACAACAGGAACGCAGAATGGCTAGGTAAAAACAATCAACTTACAAAATCTGGAGACAACGCATTCCCTTGGGAGGGTGCTTGTGACACAGAGGTAAGGCTAATTGAGCAGTGCATTACAACCTATGTGGGTTTAATGATGAATTCCCTATCTAGGGCAAATATACGAGCATACCCAGTGGAGTCCTCGGATGTAAAAAAAGCTGGAACAATTTCTTCGTTTTTAAAGTATATGCAAAAAACATACATTCGGGACTTTGTTTCCGAGTGTGAAACAGCGGCAAATAACCTGCTGGAAAAAGGAATGGCTATTACTTATGTTGACTGGGAAATGAAATCCAGAACGCACGACGAAGAGTTTAACCTAGAATTAATATCCGAAATCGCTCCCGAGCTATATGAGCTTCTAGCAGACGAAAGCAGGGACGATGAAACTATCGCGATGATGACCGATATGTTTGACTACGTTGATGTTCCCAAAGCTAAAAAAGCCCTCAAGGAACTCAGGGACTTCGGAGTAGCAAAAATCCCAGTAGCAAAGAAAGATGTATCTAGACCCTTTGTAGAAACAAAATTTTCTGATATAGATATAGTTATTCCATCCTATGTAACTGACATACAACGCTCTCCTAGGGTTCACATGAGAGCTTTTCTTACTCCTCAAGAAATTGAAAACTGCGTAGAAACAAAGGGCTGGAATGCAGAACTAGCTGAGGAGTTAATAGAAAAATACAGGGGTTTTGATTTTTCTGGCATGAATCAAGCCTCCATTAATACGACAAGAACTTCCGCAACCAGAGGAGGATCTTCCTACGGAACAAGTGGAATGCTGGACTCAAAGGATTTGATTGAAGTTATATATACTTATCGGAGATTAATAGATGAAAAGAGCGGATCAGAGGGTATATATTTAACTGTTTGGAATCCCAAGACAACAACTGGATACCTAAGCAATGAATTGCTGTCGGGTTACGACAGGTATCCCTTTGTTCTTACTCGCTTAAGCAATGCCAACAAGCGAATATACGATATAACAACATTTGGCGATCTTCTGAGAGGACCCCAAAAGCAAATGAAAACTTTGCGCGATGGATGGAGTGATCAAATGGCACTCTCCGTTGCTCCGCCTCTACTTCACCCAGTCGGACGACCCCCAGCCCAAATGGGTGCTGGAGCTTGGATTGGTGTTAGGCAAAACGAAAAGTTTGAATTCATGAGTGTCCCCAATAACTCTGGGGCGGCTAGTCAGTTGGAAAAGTATGTTCAGCAAGAAGCCATGGACTTAGTTGGATTAAACGAAAACAGTGCATTAAGTCAGCAAAGACAGCAATTCTTTATTAATAAATTTTTAACACACTGCTCTGAAATACTAAAACTTGCTTACAAGGCTTACTTGGTATTTGGACCAGACGAAAAGTTCTTTAGAGTCACTGGATATCCAAATGAAATGGTTATTTATCGCTCCCCAGAGGACGAAGAAATAGATGTTTGCATATCCTTCGATGTTCAAAACCAAGACCCAGAAATGATGAAAGCAAAAATTTCTGCTATTTTAGAATTAGCTAGAACATCTCCGAGCAATACGTTTAATCTACAGGCGGCAGAGCAACTTGCGGCAAACGCCATTGATCCAAGCATCGCGGACGTTATTATTCAGCCCGAAGGTCAAGGGCAAGAAGAGATGATCAAGAATGTGACCGACGACCTAACAAAAATATATGCTGGAATTCCAGTGGGGGCTAGACCCAATGGTGGCGAAGTAGCAATGCAAGTTATCCAAGAATACACTCAACAAGAGGATATCCAAAAACGTATGGCTGAGGACGCTGGATTTGTTGCCAATGTTCAAAATTATGCGGCACAATATCAACAGCAAGCCGTTCAGCAACAAAACGCAGAAATCGGAAAGCTCGGAGCAAACCCCGCACAAATGGGTAGCGTAAATACTCAGAATATAGAAGAATCCTAATGTCCATTAAAAAAACCGATAGTCTTTCGGAAGCGGTAAGCTTTCTTTCTAAGTACGAACAATATCAATATATATTAGAATTTTTAAAACAATGCAGAGAAACTAAATTTGAACTACTGGAAAAAAGTTTAGATGCCTCAGAAAGAGCGGATGCTAAAATACTTGGTGGTATGATAGAGGACGATTATTTACTAAAAACTCTTAGTCCACAAGAAGATGCCAAATCCTAAATCCAGCATGAGTTGCGGGGAAACCCGACCCAGCAGTCGAGCTGGGAAAAAAATCATGAAGCTCTATTGCAAGGGTGGAAAGAAAAAGTTGGTTCACGCTGGAGCGAAGGGATACGGGCACAACTATTCGCCAGCCGCAAGAAAATCATTTAAAGCTCGTCACAAGTGCTCAACAGCCAAGTGGGGAACAGCAAAACATCTAGCCTGCACTAAACTCTGGGCTGGTAAGGGCGGAAGCAAGAAATCATCACCAAAATCTAAAAAAGGAAAATACTAATGTCATTATTTAAATCAGGACTTCAAGCAGGCATCCGTCTTATCAGGGGTGGAGCAAATCAAAAACGAACTTTGGGCACTATACCCAAAACCAACGCCAAAGCAGGATACCCAGATCGTGTGGAATCCGCGGGTGTTGTAAGCCAAATGGCTAAAAGAAAAGGGAGGAAGAAATAATGGCAAGAAAACAAATAGTTACAGGACTGCTTAAAGGAGCAAAGGCTCTTAAGACTCAAACTAAAAAGCAGATTTCCAAGCAGGGCTTTGACAACTCAAAGGTTCTTCCACCTAACGTAAAGGTTACTAAGATTAAGAAGCCAGCAACAGCCAAGGTTTCGCCCCCCAAGAAAACAAGCACCGTAAATGCAAGGAAGGCTACGGGAGCAAAAAAAGTTACTCCAAATAAGGTAAAGGCTCCAGTTAAAAAGGCAGTTTCAAAGCCCTCAAAAACAAGAACCACTGCTCCAAAAAAGCCATTAACTACTGCTCAAAAGAAAGCAAATGATGCCGCAGTTAAAGCTGGCGAAAAGGCTTCAAGTTCACCAGTTGTAAAGAAGGGCACTGCAAAAACTAGATCCAAGGGTGCTGAAGCATTAAAAAATGAAGCTCCTGTTAAAGTTGCCAAGAAGAAGGTAGCTAAAAAAGCTCCAGTTAAAAAAGCTGTTAAAAAGGCGGCAAAAAAAGTAGCTAAGAAAGTGCCAGCTAAAAAGGCGGTTAAAAAAGCTACTAAGTCCAATGCTACAAAGTCTGTAGAAAAAAATCTTAAAAAGAGTTCTGAGCCCAAGAAAGAAGTTTTTGGAAAAGTAGGAAGGTCCTACCCAGCACCCCCAAAGCAGGGTCCTTCGGGTGAAGCCGCATTCACGGCTGGTCGCTCAAGTGGTAGAACACAGGGAGGAAAAAGAGCCGCGTCCTTAGCTAGAGCCATAGGAAAAGGAAACACTGTTGGTAGAAAAGCCAAGAGAGCAACTAAGAAAGCTATTAAAAAATCAAAGCCCTACGCAATCCCCGCTAGCTCACTTGGAGCTGGTTACCTAGGAGGAAAAGCTGGATCATCGGGATC